TTGATCTTGTTTCTGCAAGACCAAAAGTTGGCAAGTCGGTATTTGCTGATAACGTTGCCCTTAACGTTTCTTCCAACGGAACACCCGTCCTAGTATTAGATACGGAGATGTCAAAAGAAGATCATCTAAATAGACTTATAGCAAACATGAGCGGCATACCAATTAACGAGATTGCAACTGGTAAATTTGCAGAGGACGCAGACAAAAACCAGAAAGTACAAGAAGCAGTAGAAAAACTCAGTAAAATTCCGTACAGCTATGTTAGTGTAGCTGGTAAGCCTTTTGAGCAGATTCTAAATATAATCAAAAGATGGGTAGTGCAAGAAGTAAAAACAGACGATAATGGAGCTACAAATGATTGTTTAATTATATATGACTACCTTAAATTAATGTCTTCTGAATCTATAAATAATAATATTCAGGAATATCAAGCTTTAGGATTCCAAATAACATCATTACACAACCTATGTGTAAAGCTAGACATACCTTGCCTTTCTTTTGTACAGCTCAACAGAGATGGAATAACTAAAGAAAGCACTGATGCTGTTAGTGGTTCAGATAGATTAATTTGGCTTTGTACTTCATTTAGTATATTTAAAGCAAAATCTACAGAAGAAGTAGCTGAAAGCGGACCAAATACTGGAAACAGAAAATTAGTACCAATCGTTGCAAGGCATGGCGCTGGAATGGATGATGGAGATTATATAAATATGCAAATGATTGGTTCTCACGCTAGACTTGTCGAACTTCAAACTAGGAACGAACTTACCAGACAACCAACAGGAGATACTGGACTTGTAAATAAACAAGCTTTGAGTAAAATACAAAATGGACTTAATGAAGATCAAGAAGATTCTGAATGACAATTCAGAGACTGTATTTAAACAACTAGAAATGGAATGCGAGACGTTTGGTGATAATGTCTATTGCACATGTCCAGTACATGAAGAAAGCGATAACCCTAGAGCTTTTTCTTATTCTATAAGCAAAGGCATATGGAAATGCTGGACTAGGGACTGTCAAGCTACTTATAACAACGACATATTTGGATTGATACGTGGAGTATTATCTAGACAAAGAGGAGAAGAATTAGAATTTAAAGACGCTCTAAGATGGGCGTGTAAGCTTTTTAATATAAATTCAACTTATACTCCCGTCCAAAAGATAGAACAGACAGAGGACAGTCTAACTAAAATAATATCAATAATAAACGAAAAAGACAAAAGTTACGAACACGACAACGTAGAATTAGGAGAACTACAAGTTCCTTCTAATTATTTCGTAGGTAGGGGTTTTAGAAAAAGCACATTGTCTTATTTTGGCGTAGGCGACTATTATGAAAAAGGGGTGCTAAAAGACAGAGCAGTAATACCAATATATGACGATAGTGGCAAAAACATAATTGGTGCAATTGGTAGGTCTGTCAAAGAATATAGACAGCCAAAATTTTTAATTTATCCAAAGGGTTTTGATAAGCGTTATTGCTTTTATAACTACCACAAAGCAGTCAAGAAGGCTAATGAAACTTCTTGCATGTTTATTTTAGAAGGACAGGGCGATGTTTGGAAAATGCACGAAGCCGGTGTAAGGAATGCTGTGGGGCTGTTTGGAAAAAATATTTCAGAACAGCAACAAGCAAAGTTGAGAAAGCTATGTCTCACGCATTTAATAATATTAATGGATAATGACCAAGCTGGAAGAGAGGCCAGAATACAAATACAGAGACAGCTAGGAAGAATGTATAAATTAACATTTCCAAGATTAAGCAATAAAGATGTTGGCGACATGGAAGTAAAAAAAATAAAAGAAGAAATTTTATCTAATTTACAAGGAACTTATTAATGGTTAAGATCATAGGAATATCTGGCAGAAAGCAAGCAGGAAAAAACACTGTAGCTAACTATATTAATGGTAGAATTTTAAAAGAACAAAACATGGTTTTGAATTTTAATATAAATACTGATGGACAGCTAGAGATTCAAACAACAAACTCAAATAACGATACAGGCTGGGGTATATTTGACGTTACCAGAAAAGATGAAAGCTTTGTTTCATATGCGGAATCGGAAATGTGGCCCTTTGTAAAGTTGTACCATTTTGCGGATTACTTGAAACAGATGTGTATTGATCTGTTTGATTTAAAACCAGAACAGGTATATGGGACAGATGAGGACAAAAATACTCCAACAGAATATAGCCAAAACGGATGGAATCACAAGATGACAGCAAGAGAATTTTTGCAATATTTTGGTACTGACGTTATGCGTAAAATTAAAGATACAGTCTGGGTAGACTATACCATTAAAACCATACTGCAAGAACAATCCAAAGTAGCGCTTATACCAGACGTAAGATTTCCAAACGAGGTTAAAGCTATACAAGAGGCTGGAGGATTAGTGATAAGATTAGATAGAGATGTTTATAAGTCTACGCACATGTGCGAATCGTCTTTAGATGAATCTGTATTTGATTGGAATCAATTTGACTTTGTAATTCCTAACCAAGACGGATCTGTACAGGATCTGATATCTAAAATATCTCATATAGAAAGTGCATGGAGGCAATAATGCTAGTTACTTACGTTAGATCTTCTAGTTATAATAATTATTCGTATTGTGAAATGCAATACTTTATTACCTATGTTTTAGGACACCAATCAAGCAGTGGGAAAAAAGCAGACATGGGAACAATGGTTCACAAGGTAATGGAAATTTTAGCTGGATTGAAAAAATACGAACAAGACAAACCCAAGGTAAAGTTTTTGAAAGTAGATGACGATGCTATTGGTAAGTTTAAATGCAAGAAAGAAGAATTACACACTGACGATTTAGTTAATCAACTAATTGACCTTAGTATAGATGCTTACGCAGAAAAATCTCACCATACGTTTAACAGTAAAGATAGGGGAGAAATATCAACAACGGCTTGGTGTTTTCTTCGACATAGCGATAGCCAGTTTGATCCAAGACTTAGAAACATACACTTCCCAGAACCACATTTCGACATACCGATTGAAGAGGATTGGGCCAAGTTTGAATATGAACGAGACGGAGAGATGGTCCAAGGACAGTTAGCCATTAAAGGCACTATTGACCTTGTAACTAAAATCAATGATGATACAATAGAAGTAGTTGATTGGAAAACTGGCAGAAGGATGGATTGGGCTACAGGAGAGGTTAAAGACTATAATAAACTATCAAACGACCCACAGCTATTGTTATATTATTATGCCATATCCAAGCTATATCCTGAATTTCCCAATAGAATCATGAGCATATTCTTTTATAAAGATAAGGACGGAAATCCTGACCCTTCACCTTTTAGTATATGTTTTTCCAAAGAGGACGAAGCTAGGTTTTTAGAAATGCTAAAAAATAGAGTCACAGAGATTAGAGAAAATGTATTACCTAAACCATTAGATGTTAGAAGAAAACATTGGAAATGTACGGCTTTGTGCCATTATTGCAAAAACAATTGGCCCGGAACAGAACAAAATATGTGTATTTATATAGAGAACCACTTGAAAGAACACGGGATGGATAAAACCATTAAAGAGTGCAGCAGGGATGGATTTGACATCGGATATTATGAAGCACCGGGATAGAAAAGGAACATGAAATGAAAAAATTAACCATAGGAATGTCCACGTATGACGACTTCGATGGGGTGTACTTCTCAATTCAAAGTCTTAGAATGCATCAAGACCTATTAGATAATGATTTAGATTTATTGGTTATTGACAACAATCCTTCAAGCGGTCATTCAAAAGCAATACAGGGCTTGTGTAATTGGATACCAAATTTAAGATACATACCATATGATAAAAAACAAAGTACATCTGTAAGAAATGAAATATTTAGAAACGCTTTAGGCAAATATTGTATTTCTATGGACTGTCATGTTATGTTCATGCCAGATGCAATTAATAGTCTTTTAAAATATTATAACGATAATCCAGATTGTAAAAACATTGTTCAAGGACCAATGATGTATGATAATTTGAAAGGTTATTCTACGCATTTTAAGCAGACTTGGGGTGCAGACATGTACGGACAATGGGATAAAAATGTTGAAGGGTATAAAAGCGGTCTCCCGTTTGAAATACCAATGATGGGGCTTGGGGTATTCTCATGTGAAACAAAAAATTGGAGATGGTTCAACGAAAACTTTAGAGGATTTGGTGGAGAAGAAGGATATATTCATGAAAAATTTAGGTTATTAGGAGGAAAAGCAATTTGTCTTCCCAGTTTCCAGTGGGTTCATAGGTTTTCTAGACCTAATGGTGTAAAGTATCCATTAAAGTTACATGATAGAGTTTGGAACTATATATTAGGATGGATGGAACTGTATAACGACCCAGAACACCAAATGATACAAGATATTAGGAAAAATTTTGAGGGGAGATTCTCCTCAGAAGTTATGGACAAAATGATAGAAGAATCTAAAAAATTAAATAAAAACATAGAATATAATACAAAATCAACAATAACAGACGAGCTTCCATAAAGGAGATTTATAAAATGTCAAGATTAAACGAAACAGACCTTAACTACACTACAGATACATACGGTTTTACAGAAGATCTTACTGAAGATAATTTTTATGTTCCAGCAGAAGCGGAATATGAAGACTTTGGAGAAGAATCAGAAGAGTGGGATATCGCAGAAGCAAAGCCGGGACTGTGGGAAAATATTCGCAAGAAAAAAGAACGAGAAGGAAAGAATTATAAACCAGCAAAAAAAGGCGATCCAGATAGACCAGATCCAGATTCTTGGAAAAAAGCTCAAAATGGATTTAAATATGAAAATCCAAAAACAGGAGAAGAATTTACATATAAAAGGAGGGGAGTCTATAAAAAAGACAACACAACCCTTATTTATAAAGGCAAGGCAGCAGAATATCAAGGTAGAAAAGTTAAACTTGGCAAACCCTTCCTAACACCTAAAGGTCCAAAAAAGAGAAGT